GACTTTGGACCAACGCCTGTCGTCGAGTCACGGAATTGAACCGTGTCGGTCCAGGGAACGCTAGGCCCCTGATGACTCGACCAGTCTCGACATCCACCGCCGCGCTCGAGGCCAGGCACCTCCCGACCACCCCGTTAGGGGATCACCGAGCGCATGAGAAGCGATAGCCCCTTCCTGCCGTCTGGCCCCCCTACTACGTCGAGGGGGTGGAGGTGCGTTCCTTCTCACTTGCGGTTTTGCTTTGTGCGGTCTCTTGAGAGGGCGCGCAGTGGGGCGTCCTCTCAGGGGATGGAGCAGAGCGCTTGCCGAGCGACGCCTTGCACTTCAGCGCGCAGAGCTTTCCCCGCCCCGAACAGGCGACCCGACATCGGATCTTTTGGGGTTCCCTGACCTGCGGCACCTTCCCTGCTCCATCTCCTGAGAGGACGCGCTAGTCGCGCGCCCCTTCGTTCCTGCGAGGTTCTGTTCCGTCCCAGGTCCGCCAGGCCCGCCCGGCCTTTCTCCGGCCGCCGCGGGTCCTGCTCGCCTGTCCTGTCCTCGCGTCCGTTTTTCTTTTGGCCCGGCACGCACTTGAGCGGGGGGCCCAGGTTCTGCGCCGACGCCCGACTCCGTGAGGGCTTTGCGTTCCCTCGCGGCCAGAATCGCGCCAGCGGATCCTGTCCAGAAACCCGCGTTGCATTTCGTCTCTCGGCGCGGGTCTTACTCTCCGGGGGCTCGGGGTCCTCGTCCGACCGGGAGGCTCTTGAGTGTTTCAGCTTGCTGTGGCTCGTCCTCCTGGGGAATCCGGTCCGTTCCGTTCCCTTGCGGCCCCTCTGTCCCGTGCCGGTTCCGTTCCGGCTGCGGCTTGGGCGTTCCTGGTGGCTGGCCTGCTTTCCTTTGGTGTCCCGATCTACAAGCAGTGTAACATAACGGGTAACGTTTGTCAAGTCGTGTTAGCTAAGCTGTTGATTTTATTGAAGTTAAGGGAATAGGCGAAAAGGGGCGCCGGGGGGTGGCCCCTGAGGAGGCCAGAATCGCCGTCTAAGGCCCTCAGGGGGCGGGGCGCGGCCGATCACGCGCCAGGACGGCGTCGCGTTGAAGGGCGCCCCGGATTCGCGGCCCTAGTCGCGCCCGTCCAGGGCGCGGTGCTGGCCTACAGTCAGCCGTCAGCGGCCGCCGGCTGCGGCCTCGAGCCCGGGAGCGGCGCGCCGAGGTCGAGCCACGCCGCCCGCCGCCAGGCGCGGAGATCGCGCGACACGCGCGCGTCCTCGTCCGCCGACCACGCGACGTAGCCGCGGGTCCGTCTGGCGACGAAGCGCTCGAATGCTCGCACGTCGAAACGCGCGAACGCGAGCCCGCCGAGAAGAGACGGGAGCGCGAGGGCCGGGCCGATGAGATCGTAGACCGACGCTTGCGGAAAGAGATGGTAGAGGACCACGGCATTCGCTCCGCTCGTCCGATACTCGCCCGCGCCGTTCTCACCGCTGACGACCTCCACGCGGAAGCCGGCGTCAGACTGGTCGTTGATTTCGTCAATCGTCCAGTGGGCCGCTGTGTCTGGATTCGTCTGTTGAATGTGCGACATCGTCGTGTAGGAATTGAAATTCACGAACGAATTAGTCCCCGAGCAGACGTCGTTGTGGCAGATCGACGTCGTTCGCTGTGTCGTGTCGGCGCTCACCTCGAGCTTTTCACCCTCCGACTGAGCCTTGACGTTGGCGGCGTCATGAGAGATAAACGCGGCGGCGCCCGGGAGCTTCTCGACTCCCCACCGATTCGTAAAGCTGCTCCAAGGTGTCGGCGCGCTGTCCAGCCAACAACCGTTTCCGTCAAAGTTTCGAGCCGAGTTGCACCGCCCGGTACAGTTCCCCGCCGGCGTGCAACTTGCGCCGCCACTGCTCCCACCAAGGATGGTCGCGTGATTGTCGTCCGCCTTCAACGTCGCGGAGAAGGTCACTAGTCGATCTCCTGGAAGTCGAGGAGACTCTCTGCTGGGCGCAGCTCGACGAGGAAACGAAGCGCGGCGTTCAGGTTCTGACCCGGCTCCGTCGAGCCGACTACGTCGACGTCCATGTGAACGGCGTCGTTCTGAGCGAGGCACCGGTCGGCATAGGTCGTGCCGTTCACCTCCTGGAATCCCGTCGTGTTCGTCGCGACGATCTTAGGGCGCGTGGCAGCCGCGAAGATGTCGGCCGTCCCGTTCTTGGCAAACTGAACCTCGATGTCCGCCCCCGTCGGTGCGGTGAGGACGCGGAGGAACGCGCCGGTCACGATCCCCGGGCGCGCTACCGTTGGAGCCTGTCCGAGCGCATCGTCCCCGACACCGACCGTCCCCGAGAACGTCCACGCCATCGTCTTTTCGTCGACGATCGGAAGCTGTGGCCGTTCCGGAGCGATCGGACCCGTCCAGACCGTGAGACCCTGGACGAACATGGTCGAGCTTGCGTTCACCTTCGCACGCACTCCCCATTCCGTTGCCAGGAGGTTGAAGTCATGCGTTAACACGTGCCATTCCCAGTCTGTCGTAATCCCGTTGAACGCGCCGTCTGTCTCGTCGACGCCGTCGAAGATCGAGAGACGGACCGCGCTCGCGTTCGGCGAGCGGAGATAGCACCCTATCGATACCGCGTTCGTCCTGATCTCCGGGCGCCGGAAGTAGTCGAGCACCGTGTCGAAGCTCGCCGCCTTTATGATCCGTTGCTCCAACGACGCCGCCCCCGACGACACGAGCTTCGCGGAAAACTTGCCCGGCCCGATGTGCGTGGTGTCGGCTAGCCCGAGTCCCGCGCGCGAGATCGTCGGAGCCCCGTTCAGCCGAAAGTACGCCGGCGCCGCCGCGTCGCCCGCCGGCCAATTGACCATCGCTCCGTTGAGTGCCCAATTGCTGTAACCGCCCTCCGCGTTCGCGAGCGTGTTTCCACGCAACGCGCCAGAGAGAATCGCTGAGTCCGGCCCTGCCTTGGGATCGATCTTTGAGTACAGAGTCATCCGACTATCCTCCCGGGACGGAGATGTGTTCGACCAACGTCGCCGACGTCGCGCCCGGCGCGAGGATCGCGATCTTGAGATCACGGATTCGATATGCTTGCAGCACGTTCGCGCCCCCTGGCGCGAGCGGTGCGCGCGCACGGGAGACGACGATGATCTCGCCGACTAGCTTCTCATCGGCGAGGCCGCGCGCAAACAGCTTCGCAACTCGCGCCCTCGACGCTGCGAGCGTCGAATACTGATCCGCCAGCGTTTGAGCTACGTTCGAGACCGTCAGGTAAGTAACGAAGTCTTTTTCGTCCGGACGGATGAGCAGCTTCGAAATCGCGTTATCTGTAGAACGCACCTTGAACGCGCCTGTCGAGGGGTCGCGATCGTAGAGGACGCGCACCGTCGCATAGGAATCCGCGACTGTTCGCCCCTCGTCGAAGGAGAGGATATCCCGGTCGCTGACGACGACCGCATTGCCCGGCACCGTGTTCACAAGTCGCGAGTACCGTACCGCTCCCGAGCCCTCGATCACGATCAGCGCGCGATCGGTCCGCTCTAGCGTCTCGAAAATCTCCCCTGTCGTTGTCTGCGAATCGAAGTATGCCTTGATCGCAGTCCCGTTTGCCCTGGCATCCGCGCGCGCGATTGATTCGATCTGGCTCAGCGGGAACCCGAGGATCGACTGCCACAGGAGCGCGAACAGGTCGACGCCCTTCGCGATCAAAGCTAGGCCCGTCCCCGAGTAGTCGCCCGCCGCGTTGTCTGCCAGGCCCGACACGTCCGCGCGGATGTGAAGCGACCGCGCGACGTCCTCGAACAGTGGATCGTCCGCGACGTAGGACGTCGCGCCCGTCCTGTCCGCCCCGGTGTCGAAGCCGAGCGTTTTCCACGCACCGCGATCCTTGTCAACGCCGCTGCTAATCTTGAGCGTGAAGGTCGTGCCATCGCTCGAGATCGTAAGTTTGTGCGTGGTCTCGCTGTAAGTACAGGAGATCACATCAGCGCTGGCCGCAGTCATCACGCTGGCGATCTCTGTCGCGATCTCCGCAAACGACGCGTAGAGGGCCGGCGTGATCAACGCCTGAACGGTACCGACGTCGTCGACGAAATCGAGCACCTGATTCTCGTCGTCGAAGCGCGTCGGCCCGATGTCCCTCAATAGCGTGATCGTCCCCGCCGCAAGGGCCTTCGAGAAATCCGTCGCGTCGACCAACGTCACGCGCTCCGTCGTCGTCACCAAGTCCGCCGCCACCTCGCTCGTGTAGGCGTAGACCGCCTGCAAGGATTGGAGGCCAACCGAAAGCGGATCCGCTAGCAAGAATGTGGGTTTGAGATCAGTCGACAATCCGATCCGATTCACCGGGACGCCCGTCGCCGCGCCGACTAGTACCGGCATCACCTTCCCGTCGATTCGCGGGTCGAGGTTTTGCGCCACGAACGCCGAGAACCGATTAGGCGGGAACGGCCGGTGAATCGTTGTCCTCGCGTCCTGAAGCCGAAGCGAGACCTCTCGGTCGGTCGTCGGAACTTCCTGGGCTCGCGCGAAGAATCCCGGGTGCATGTGATCGTATCGGATCCGTTCCCCCTGAGAGAACCGCCCTCCCGCGCGAAGGACGACCTCCTGATTTAACCATTCGAGACCAGAGAGCACGGGGTCGAATGCGCCGTCTGAGTTGATGAACGAGAGCGTTCCGCTGCCGACCTTGGCCTTTCCGAAGTGTGGATCGCGGACTCCCGTCGACAGCTGCGGAAGCGATGCCGTCTTTAAGCGTGGCTCGCGATAGTGCCACGAGAAAATTCTGCGAGCGTGAACGTCGTCGAAGTCGACTGTCCCGATCGCACCACCCGCACGGATGAGTCCGAACACAGCTTGAAACGTCGTGGCGTCGACGTGAAGCGAGAAGTCAAAGGCAAAGTCGCGCCACTCTCCATTCGTCGGGACCAACGTCGGGAATTCTCCGGGGTTGAGTTGCTCTCCGCGTCCCGAGACGTGAACGGTAACGCCCCTCGAGTCCCGCCCGGCGACGATCGGATAGAGCGCTGCGGTACCCGTGATCGTCGTCCTGTACCGACCGCTGATTCGGTACTGCGCCCCTGGAATGCGTCCGACGATGGTCTCGAATGCACCCACGAATCCAGCCAGGGAGACGTCGTTTGTTGCCGGCGCCGTCCCGACTTGGAATTCACCTGCCCCGATCGGTAGGGTTGTGTTCGATCGGATCCGAAGACCGAACAGGCCAGCCCTCGCCGAGGACACGGTCAAGGACGCGTCCATCCCCCCGCCGTTTCGCAGGAGGCTAAAAAGGGCCGGGTTGCCCTGTTCGAAACTTCCGTCTGTGAGCAGGGCTGGCCCGAGGGATGGATGAATCACTCCGACCGTCGACAGGTAGAACCCGAAGCTCGCAAGGACCGTCTCCTGCGAGACGTCATCTCCCCCGGGTAGGTGGACGTAGAGGAACGCCGCCCCGGTGTCCCACGATTCGTTGTTCGTCGACGGGATCAGTCTCCCCGTGGGCGTCGACGTCGCGCTGTTGTGATACACGCTCGCCGCCGAGACGTGATGTTGTGGGTCCTGCCCGGCGAATAGCGACGACGGACCGTAGAAGACCAGCTGGTCGACTTCCATCTCCGGCGAGTCCGCCGGCGCCGCTGTCCCCCCGATCCGGAACGGGTCGTCGTTTGTGATCGATCCAATCGCGTCGTTTTCGTCAGACGCTTCAAGGACACCGTCGATGTACAGTTCGAAGCGATCGCCCAACCTGAAAGCTGCGATCGAGTGCCAGTTTGTGTCCGACAGTCCACTACTCTGCAACGTCACGCTGTCGACTCCGTCCCCGATGAAACACTGAATCAGATCGCTAGTCGACGCCTGCCACAGAGCAAACCCTTGCGTCGAGACTCCGTCAATTTTGTCGGCAATGATCCCGATCGTCGCGACCTGTCCCGTTGTCGTCAGCCTCACCTTCGCGAAGATCGCGAAATCATTTGCGCCGAAATCGAGTTTCCCGTTGGTCTCCGCATGTGTCGCCGTCATCGACCAGTCGATCGTTTCGTCGAATCGCGCACAATTTCCCTGGAGTCCCGCAACGTGATTCGCTGACCCGTTGATGGTGAGGGCGTCGACCCCGTTCAGCTCGTCGAGATTGTCCGCCAGCTCGAAGTGCGCCGCCCGTCCCACGTCGAGGATTCGCTCGTCCCAACCGGCCGCGCCACCGTCGTCCCAGTTGCGACCGCCCTCGAGCTGCGAGAGATCGTAGAAGTAACTTCCCGGCGTAGACCGAACCAAAGCCAGACTCTCGACCCGTAGGAGGCTAGGCACGTCAAACGTTCGGACTCCGACGATGTCCCGTTGGTAGCCGAGAAGATTAGCCTCCGCCGATGCGACGTAGGTGTCGCCTTGATCGACGACGAAACCGTCGATGATCTTGCCCAGTCGAAGCTCGACGTCCGGCTCCCTCGACGCGTCCGCCGTCTTGACTAGCTCCGAGAACGGACGGAGCCCGTGCGCGAGCCCAAGCACTCCGTGCCCGACCTTTGGATCGACCGCACCTGGAGCAACGACGACCGGCGTCGTTTCCTGGAAAAACCAAAAGTAGATCGTCGCGCCCCCGACTGGATTGATCCTCGACGACGTCCCGACCTGAATGCCGTCGGGATCGAGACCGTTGTTCGACTCTCCCTGATCGAACGCCGTCGCATCGCTTCCCACGCCAGCGTCGAGACCCCACGCGAGGTTGTCATCCTTTATCACGATGAGCCCCGATTGTGCGACCGCGCTCTTAGCGAGGAACGCGTCCGGCTTGAATCCCGCACTCGTTATGCGGCGCCCGTCGACTCCGTCTCCGACAATCGAGACCGTCGAGAATTCACGATGCGCGCTCGTCGCGATCGCATACCAATAGAAGGTTTTTCCAGAAACGTTGACCTGTGCGTGATCGCTAACCGTGAATCCGTTTATGTCGAGCGACTTGATTCGCCCTGTCGCTTCGACGACAGAAGCGAAGGCGCTGACCGACTTGTCGGTCGGGATCGAGTCCGTCTTCGCCGCCGAGACGTTGGCCGTCGTGCAAAGCCACACCGCCCGGGTAACGAGACTCGTGTCGTCGAAGCCCACCGTGATCGCCGTCGGGTCCGTGTCGTTGCCCGCATAGCTCCCCGTCTGGAGTTCTGTCGCGCCGTCGTCTTTCCCGAGCGCGAGGACGAGGTAGACCTCTGAGGCCACATTGACGGCGGCGTTCGTCCCGAGCGTGAGAACGCCAGCGTCCGAGACCGCCTTGATCGCATCCGTTTGAAGCGCGCCGCTCTCCGTGAGGCTGTTGCCTACGGGCAGAGAATCAACCCACGTTGCGACCTCGCCGGTCGACGAAGTCCGCCGGATATGAACGACCGCCGGCTTGAACGGGAGAGAAACGAGAAGGTTGTCGCTCCCCGTCCCGGCATAGGTTTTCTGGGCGACGAGCACGGATCAAGCCCCGAGGATTTCTTCCGCGTTGTTCAACAGAGCCAGGAGTTCCGCGCGGTCCGTCGCACTCAAGGGGTCGAGCCCCATCTTGGTCATGGCAGCTTTTCCCGCCTCGAGGTCCGCGGCGTGCTGCGCCTCACGCGCAGCGATCTCTACCTCGAAAGCGATCTCGTAAGCAGCTTGATATTCCGCCGCCGTGCCGTAAAGAGGCTCGGCGTCCCTCGGGTTGTTCCCCGCCTCGCTCAGTATCAGGAACAGCGCTTGCTCCGAGATCGGTGGATGTTGGAAAATCTGAAACACGTCCCTCGTGTTTTTGACGAAGACGATTAGATGAGTATGCTCGCCGTCCGGAGTCGTTGACAGCCCCGCCCGACTGACCGGTCCGTTCTGCTTTATCGTCACGATAGAGACTCCTGAAAGACCAGCGCGACATTGAACCGACTCGGAGGGTTGCCATCGGCGAGCTGCTCGAGACCCTGAAGTGCCCGTGTCATCGCCCCATAGTAGGTTTCGGACGCAGGGAAGTTGCCCGGATCGAGAGCGAATAGAAACTTCCCGCCCACGCCGAGACGCGCCTCGAGCGCGCGAAAGCTGTCCCGCGTCGCCCGATTGACGCGATCAAATTTCCCGGTGAAGGCGAACGCCTCGTTTCGTCGCTCTTGAAACATTGCCCCGTCGTGAGCGACGTCTACGGGGCTTACGTTTCCGAGAGTCTCGGCGCTCCCGTGTTGCATGCTTTGATCGGGCTCGACGTATGTGCCCCAGAAGAAAGCTCCTAGCTCGAAAAAACCGTCGGTGTTTTGCACGTCGTCGACGAGGATCCGAACCCATTGGAGCGTGGGAAAGACGGCGTAGATCGTCGCGATCGTCGCGAGGCCCGGCGACGCCGGCCCCGAGTCCTGGAGCCAGTTGACTTGATTCGTCGTCGGTGCCGTCCACACGTTTGTAGCGTTCAGCTGTCGGCGGACGACGCCGGTCGCCGACACGTTGTGATTCACCAGCCCCGCCGCCGTCGCCGCCTTTGCGCTTCCGAGATCCGCTACGACCCAATGCCGGGACTGATACGACGGATTGTCTCCGACCTTCGCGCTGGTGTTCGATGCCGTGTCCGCCGAATCGTCATAGCCGAGGTCGGGTCCCGCGGACCCTTGCTTCCCGGCGTTGACGATCGACCCCGTCGACCACTCCAGGGAGAACGCCGTCGACCCAGAGAGAATCGCGGTCGTAAATTTTCCTGTCGCGATGTCGTAGGTCACGACGTAGGAATTGTCCGTCGCCGCCGCGGTGAGTGCCGTCCCCGCCGCCGCTGCGACCGCCGCGCCCGTGATGTACAGCCCCGCCGGGATCGTCGCGATCGCGTCTCCCGTCGTCGCTTCGTTCAGCGGGATTCCATCGTTGAAGCCAGTGATGATCGTCCACCCGATGTCAGTCCGCCAAACCTTCGACCGCGACCCGTCGAGGAGAGACGAGATCGGTAACGAGAGCTGCGCGCTCGACCGCGTGAGGATCGACGCCGCGTCAAGGATGTGGCTCAGATCAAGAAAGCGCTGGACGACTTCCGCCATTCCGCCACCTTACTGCACGCGATCGACGCGCGCATTATCCGGAACCACGATCTCATTCGAGTCTAGCTTCCGTTGAACGACGGAACCGATCGCTTCGCCGTCGACCGTTACGATCGCGTGGACGACCATCTGGCCACCGCCCCCGCCGCCCGCTCCGACGACCGCCGCCAGGTCCGCCGCGAGCTGTCGCGAGAACGCCTGGACGGGGGCCGCCAGCTCGTCCTGGCCCGCTTCTCCGAGGACGCCGACCGTCCCGCCCGGCGTGTGTCGGACAATGTCGCCCGTGGCGAACGACGTCGGCGGCTCGCCGCCACCGCCCCCGCCTCCGCCGCCCGGGACGGACGGGAACGACGGTAGAGCAGTGATCTCCGCGCCGATTTGCCGGATCACGGGAATCACGCCCGCCAGGTCGCCCGTCAGACCTTCCACGCTGGTCCGCATCGCGTCCGTGGGATCGGTCGAGAACGCCGCCGCGGCCGCGTCCGCCTGGCCCATCAGCGCGACCGCGCCTTCGCTCACGGCGGACGCGAGGTCTTCCGCCGCCGCCGCCGCTTCCGCTCCGCCGGCTCCGATCTCGTCCGCCGCCGCCGCCGCTTCGTCTCCAAGGCCGGTCATCGCATCGCCGCCACGCTCGCCGAACCGTTCCGCCGACTCGCCGATCTCATCGAATTTCGGCGGGATCCCTCCCATCGCGACCGTGAGCGCATCGATCGACGCGATCAGCCGATCTTGAGGGTCGGTCGCGAAGGCGATCCCGTTCGCCTCCGCCTGGCTGATGAGCGACTGTGTATTTGCGTCGATCTCAAAACCATACTGCGCGGCCGCGTCTTGAATCGTCTGGAGTAGAGGAACGATCGCGAGTAGCGCTTGAGTCTGCGCTTCCTCCATTCCGAGCCCGGACTCCTGCGCCGCGAGGAGCGCCTGATCGAACGCCGCGCCCGCTTGAATTCCGAACGCGCCGAATTGCTCGGTAGACAACGGAAGCTGCTGGTTCGTGATCCCCGCGAGGACGTCAGAGAATCCCTGAGCCCCTTCCGCCGCGCCCCTGAACAGCTCGTTCCCTGCCAGCTCCGAGAGCTGGATGATGGGCCCGATCAGCGCATCGATGACCCCGGCGTCGCCGCCGAATTCCTCGAGGCGCTCGCGTAGCGCTGGGAGGGTTTTGTCGAACGCCGCCGCCGCCGCGAGGAGTCCTTCCTTCTGGAAGGTATCCCAGAAAACGAAAGACGCAATCTCCGCCTGTGCCTGGAATTGCTCCGCCGTGACCGGCTCGATCCCTTCGAGTCCGGTGCCGACGCCTTCGACCGCGAGCTGACGGTTCGCTTCGAGGAATGCCTCGACTTCAGGGATCACCTGACCTAGCTCCCGGGCGCGTTGAACGATCCGCGCGATCGATGCGTCGGCGACCTCTCCGAGCGTGAAGCTCTCATCTGTCAACGTCTGGAAGACCGACCCGACCGTCTCGAGCGCTTCGGTCAGAGGAACGACCCCGAGCGCGGCCGCCTCCATCAGGCTATTGACTTCGTCCCCGAACTCCGAAGCGGACCGACCGCTTTCGGCGATCACCTCGTCGAGCGCGAGGAGCGACGCCTCGCGCAGCCCGACGCCGAGCCGGTCCGACGTCGCCGCGATCGACTCCGCCAACGCTTCGGAGATGTCGACGCCCATCTGTTTGCCGACTTCCTTCACGGCCTTCTCGACCGGGCTCGATCCGAACAGGCCGAAGATCGCCTTTCCGATCCCAAGCGCAGCACCTCCAAGCTGGAAGGCTCCACCGATGTTTCCAAGAGCGTTCCCGATTCCACCGCTGAAGAATCCGCCGATGCCGTCCTTACCCTCCGGGATCTTTATCTGATCGAGCCCCGCCCCGAGCCCCGCGATCCCTCCGGCAAGCTGACTGAGGATCGCTCCGAACGATCCGAAAATTTCGAGTTGGCTCGCGACGTTTTGAAGCGCCTGACCCCAGTCGCGGGTAGCTTCCGACGCGTCGCGCATCCCCTCGTCGGCCGCCTTTACGAGGGCTTCGACTGCGTCTTTGTCCGACTGTATCGCCCCCCGGACGCTAAGGATCTGCCCTTGAAGTTGAAGGAACGGACTCCCGATCAAGTCTGGGTTGGCGACGTCGGTTTGAAATTGCATCAGCGAAGCCGACAGCTCTCTGTTGATTGGGATTTCTGTCGTGCCGAAGACTGCCGACAGGATAGGGAGCGCCTCCGCTCCCGCTTCGATCAGGAGGTCGATCTCGTCGCGGACCGCCTTGACCGATTGCTTAGTGCCTTGCCCTTCGCTTTGAATCTTTCGCCACGCCGTGGCGAGATCATTGATCCCCGATGCAATGTCTTCCTCGTTCAACCCGCCCAACGTGTCGACGAGATCCACGACTCGTTTCTCGAAAGCCTCCAGCTCCGCCGCCGCTTCCGCCGCGGCCGCTGCCGTCCCTGCCGCCGCTTCCACTGCCGCCGCGGCCGTCGCGGCCGCGACTTCGTTCGCCGCGTCGCCAGCCGCCGTGCCGATCTCACCGATCGCGTCCGCGGACCTGTTCGCCCCGTTCTCTAAATTGTCCAAAGACGTCGCGCCGAGGATGTCGAGTTCTTTTTGTGTCTCCCGGATCTGCGCGTCGAGAAGTTTCAGATCGTCCCGGAGCCCCGTGCCGACACCCTCCGACGGCTTCGGTGTCTCGACCTTCGGACCTGAGAAGTCCCCGGTGAGAATCCTCCCGACCCCTGCCGCTTCGTCCTTGGCAAAGTCGAGTGTCGACGTCGCCGCATCCGCGAGAGTGTTCCCGAGGTTCGCGAGCTTCAACTCCCCTTCAATGATGGCGCGAACGAACCCCAAAAAGATCAGCTTCGCCGAGACCCACGTCGCGCGCAAAGCGTCGAAGACAAGCCTGGTCCGGTTGACCTCGTCCGAGACCCCTGCGAATTGCCCCCCGGTCGCAGTCTGCGCGACGATGTCAAACATCTCTCCCCACCCCTCAGCCGCCAGCTTCAACGCGGGTACGAGCGTTCCGGTGAGGATGCTCGCGACGTCCTTCAAGATCGGCAGCAACCCCCTGCCCATCTCTCGAACGAAATCAGCAACGACCGGCAACACCTCCGTTCGGATCGTCTTGACGAAGTCGGTGAGGAACGGCGTCACGCCCCCGGACGCTTCGAGCGCGAAGTCGACAAAGGCGTCGCCGAGCAGTCCGAGCTGAGCCGTCAAGTTGTTCAGCTGTTTCTCGGCGACCTCGCGCGTGGTTCCGGCTGAGTCCCGCAGATCGCTTGTGTATCCGCGAATCGCTTCGCTGGTGCCGAGGAGTTGCAGCAACGTCGCCTGCGCCTTGTCGCCGAATCCAAGTTGCAACAGCGTCGCCGTCTTCGTTTCGTCGCTCATCCCCCCGAGCGCGTTTTCCATGTCTTCGATCACGTTCGTGAGCCCGGCAAATTTCCCGGTGCCTTCGTCGAAAACGGTGATGTTGAATCGTTCGAAGGCGTCCGCGTTCTTGCTCGCCGACGAGCGGAGATTTCTGAATACGATGTCCAGCTGCGAACCTGCGACCGCGCCTTTGACACCCTGGTCCGCCAGCGCCGCGAGCGCTCCGACTCCTTCCTCTAGCTCGACGCCGAGTAGCCGCATTCCCGCCGCCGCTCGATTCGTCAACGCCTCCGCGAATTGCTCGACGGAAGCGTTTGCGATCGTGTTCGCCTTGACCAGCACGTCCGACAGCTCCGTCATGTTCTCGAGGTTTTCCGCGGCGTCATCCGACGAGAGACCTAGCGCCGACTGCGCATCCGTGAGAAGGTCCGTCGCCCGAGCCATGTCGAACATTCCAGCTTGAGCAAACGACGCGACTTGCGGGAGCGATGCGATCGACTGCTCGGCCGAGAGACCCGCGGACGCGAGGAAGAAAAACGACTCCGCCGCCTGGTCTGCCGAGAACGACGTCTCTCGGCCAACCTCGCGCGCCGCCTCAACCATATCCTCACGGAGCACCTCGGAGACATCACCCATGATCGCGAGCGACTTCGTCATCGCGGCATCGAACCGCGGACCAACAGCAATCATCTCGCGGAACGCCGCCTGCGCGGCCGCCAGGAGGGAAATCCCGAGCCCGATTCCGACACCCGACGAGATCGACTTGCCGACCTTCCCAATCGCGGCCTGTGCTTTTCTCGCGCTCTGGTCGACCTTCACCAGTCCCTTCGCGAGCTGATTGACTATCACGCCGCCCTTAGAGCCGACGATGATTTCCAGGCGGACTTGTTCAGCCATCGATCACCTCGGGCCGAAGACGGGGCGCTGAGGTCGCGGGCGCGCTGGAGGTTGCGGACGCTGTGCGCCCTTTCCCGCGACCGGTTTCTTCGGAGGGTGAATCGCTTCGGAGACTTCCGTCGACTGTACGATCGACGTCACGAAGAAAAGGAACTCCTCCGCGGCCTCGACGGTGGGAGTCGTTCGGACCTCCCACAATGTGAATGCCTTGTCGAACGCTGCGCGTCCGCGCTCCCCGAGAAGCAACAGGGCTAGCCGTGCCGCGTCGACGTTCACCGGCCACACATCGACCCGCGGACAATCGCGCCCTTTCTCCGTCTGGTACTTCGGAATCAGATCGGCCGGGACGCATGGCGGCTCCTCGCCTCCCAGGACTTCACAGGCCCGACATCGTTCGTCGATGTCGGTGTATTGCTTCGATCGCCCCGCCGGCACCTTGTCCGAGAACCTAAGTCGAAAGGCGATGAAATCGATTAGGTTTCTTCTTTTCCCTCCGCGTCCTCACGAAGACGGCCTGACATTCCGTTCGCAGTCCTGACGGTCCAGAGTGCCAGGTCCCAGACTTGCGCGAAGACCTCTTTCTTGACAGCGTCGTTCCAGTGGCCCGCGAGGTCGAAGGGTTCGCCGACCGTGACCTTGACTTTGAGCCGGCCCGACCAATCGCCCGCCGTCGCTTCGTCGCCCGCGCACCATGCCCAGTTACGCGAGTTGACCAGCGCATAGGCCGCCTTGCGGTGCGTCACCTCCTGGATCTTGTTCAGCTCGAGCGTTCGCCGACTCTCACCTTTTTTCATTCGGACTTCGGTCGTGTTCCCGAAGACCTCGATCTCGATCTTCCGCCCTTCGGGGTCAGGGATCCGTCGGATCTGAAAGGCGGGCCTCTCTTCAGGGAGCAGACCTTCCGTCCCTTCGAGCGGGTACTCGTGCCATTCTCCGGGATCCGCGTCCGCTGCTTTGTATTGAGTTATGACCTTCATTGGCCTTTGCTCTCTCCGTTTTCTTTTGAAACCTGGAAGCCCTCCCCCCCGGGGAGAACCCCCGGGGGGCACGTCTCGCGCTCACCGACCGGCCCACGCTGTTACGGAACGAGCGGGTCCGTCGCGAGGCTGTTGTCCATTTCCATGGTGACCGCGTCTGTGTAGCCGGCCGGAAATCCCGTCGGCACCACGAGCGCGCGCGCCGCTTGCATTTCGTAATCGACCGGGATCCGCCCCGGCCCTCCCGTCTGAGGAGATCCGGAGTTGAGCTGGAGGTTGTTCAGGTAGAAGTCGATCTTGTGAGGCGTCGCCGTCGCTCCGATCAGCGGGCCGAGCAACCGCGCCCGCATCTTCATCTCGTCGATCGCGAGCCGGTTGTCGAAGATGAACATGTTTTCATTCGTCCACTCGGAGAACGACAGTCCAACGGTGATGTTCACGAACCCATCGACCGACGGCTCGTCGGTCTTATTGCCGAACCTCGTCGTCACGTTCGGCGGCGTGTTGAGTTCGATGGTGAGCCGCCAGGTCTTGAGGAACAGCTGATTCGCATCAGCCGTCCCGAGAGCGCCCTCATCTTGCCCGTTGGCCCAGACCTTTAGGTCCGAGAACAGCGCGAAGTCACGCTCGGTGGGCAACGTCACCGTTGCCATCGTGGTGTCGTTGTTGAACCCGTTGTTCACGCCGACGACGATCGTGTCGCCCGTCGCCGTCCCCGCGAGACCGGAAGCCGTGACGGTCGTGACGGTCTTGAAAAACTCCACCGTCTCGAAGGTGAGGCCGTCGGCCGAGAGTGTGTAGACCTCCGTGACTACCCGCCCGTCGCGGTTCGTCCCGACGATCGTCACGATGTACTCCGTGATCGACACGTCCGAGTCGGTCACGAGAATCGTGATCGGGCTCGGGCGATCCGGCTGCGCCGCGATCGTCATCGCACCGTCGACGGGCTCGATCGACACGACGACCTTGTCCGGGTCCGCGACGCCGCGGTTGAGGTTGAGCCCGAACGGGGTGAGCGTGAATTCGATCGTAGCAATCGAGTCTTCCGTCACCTCGATCGTCATGCCGGCGATCTTCACGGCTGGCCACTCACGAATCGCCGGGGCCGCA